GCCCCTGGTACCCCACGACCTATGCGGGCCTAGAAAGGATCCTCGTCGTCATCCTCCTCGTCGGCGCCCTGAGCTTCCAGGATGGCGGCGATCATCTTGGTCCGGGTCTTGTCAACGTTGACCTTGCCCTTGACCTTGACCGTGAGGGCTGCCTTGTCCAGGTCAAACTCTGTCAGGAGAGCAGCGAGTTCCTTGTTGTTGTAGTCGGCAAGAATATCTTCCGTGAGAAGCTCGTCCTCCTCACCGAAATCCTCAGTGGCCTCTTCCTCGTCCACCTCTTCTCCCACTTCCTCCTCGTCATCAGCGAACTCTTCGCTGTCTTCGGTGGGAGCGTTCAGTGGGCCGATCCACCCGATGGCTGGCTTGTAGTTGCCCTCCAGATCCTTGTCGGCCTTCACACGACCGAGCACGACGGTGCCAATGGGGCTACCCGGCTTGGTGGCGTCCAGCTCCACATCCAGGTCAACGTTGCCGGCACGATTGGGCTGTGCACCGAGAGCCAGGGCAAAGCGGGCACGTGCCCACTCGCTGTCCTCGCTGAACGACACCACATCCCACACGCTGCCGAGCTTCTTGTCCAGGGGCTCACCCTCACGACCAGCAGCGATTGGCTGCCAACGGCAGGAGAGGTACTTGCCACCGTTGGCGCCCTTGGCGGTCTTCTGATCCAGACCCTTCAGCTCCAGGTGGTACAGGCCGACGGGCGGAGGATCACCATAATCACCGCCTTCCTGTGCTTGGGTTACGGCGCCTTTGCCTGCTCGTACCTTGACCTTGGTCATTGCGTTTGCTCCTTGCTGTTGCGATCAGTTGTTCAACCTTGGGAACTGTTGGACTCTTGACATAACCCTTGCTGCCCTTGGTGGTGTTCGTACGCAGGGCATGGAACCTATCCCTTGCGAAGTAGTGGCCCGATCGTTCCGTGATCATACGCCGTGTGCCGTCGGGTTGAATACCCAAATAGCCCACAACGTTCATGTAGCCACTGATCTTATTGCTGAAATCACCCCTGCCGCCCGGTAAGAACGGTTGATAGATGAGATTTCCGTCCGGGTCTTCAGCAGTCATCACATGGGCCGATAGACCGAAATTGATGGGCAAATCCACAAACCTGCGAACGTACTCGCCCATGCGATTCTGGAGGACTAGGTACTCCCTCTGGCTGGCGACGTCCTCAGACTGCTTCGGGTTTTGAGCGGCTGCGTCCTTGACTATCTCGTCAACTAGAACACGGTCCATAAACAGTGTGCCGCCGTCCCATACTACCCAGGCGTAGGAGTGGGTGCCGTATCGCAGATACTGGTACACGTCCGAAAGCTCTTTGAAGCCGGGCACGGACACAACATCAATGCGACTACCACGTGCCTCAGCACTCTCCACACCGTGATCGCTATCCATCAGAAGGACCTTGTTGCCGGTACCCCAGAAAGGCGTCTTCCCGACACCCGGATGGCTGTACAACAGCAAGTTGATGGTACGCAGGGCATCTTGATCACCAAGCCGGTAGATACCCTCTGGGCGAGAGCCGCTAGGCACTTGGATTCAACCTCACTTCTGCATCTCTTGGACCCAAAGCACTAACTACTTCGGTGTCACCTTCAGAGTATGCGTAACCGGCTAACTCAACCTCATGTTGTAGTTCAACCGCCAAGTACCTTCGGATGCGCTCAAACAGCTGTTGCATGTGCACGGGACTTGAGAAGGTCTTGAAGCGCAGTGCTACAACCACATCACGCTCCTCTTCCTGGACGGGTCGCTTCAAGTATTCATGACATTGACAGTCGCACTCCTCGGGACAATTCTCACCAAAGTGTGCGCATGCTTCTGTGTGGTGTTCGCTCAAGCCTTCAGCTCCTGGTCCAGCTCGTGATCTGAGTATGGTGACCAACTCTTGTACTCTGCATCTAACACACCTTGCCAATCGCCGCCCATCTCGTGCACTTCGCACGCTGCCAGGTAGTCGCAGTCCCAGTCGCAGTCTCTGGTTGGGTTCTTGTAGATGGCAAGGCGGCGAGCGTCGGTGTGCTTGATGTCGGTAGCGGTACGGCGCATACGGTTTTCCCAGGCCAACACTTCACGCTCACCCAGCGGGATCTCCTGCCGGGTGAACAGCGGAGCCGGCTGGTTCTTACTGGGCACCCCCAGCAGGGCAGGGTTATCTCCGTGTGCCCGCAGGGCCTCGGTCATCATTTCCACGGTGCGCTTGGGGGTGATCAGCCCCAGCTCGCCGCAGCGGTCCAACAGAGCGTCCTTACTGGGCTTGTTGAGCTTGAGCCCACGCTCGTTCTCGGGCCGATCGTCTGCCAACCCCTTGCGAGCAAAGTTGAACATGATGCCATCCACGAACTGCTCTTCACGCAGGATGCCAAGATGCCTCAGCCAGATGTTCGCAGCGAAGAAGTAGCCCAGGCCCTGTTCTCCGTAGTCAGAAATGAGTTTGACTTCCTTGAGACCCTTTATGGTCTTGTGCTCAAAGATGAAGTACCGGCCGGTCTTGTGACTAAAAGCCAATCCGTCAAACTTCCCCACAAAGGTGCACAAGTAACGACCGTGCTTATCGTATATGTCAATCTCAAAGGATTCCTCAGGATGCACTATCTCAATGCTGTCGTCGGCGCCCCAGCGCTCCACATACCCCTTGGCCATTGCGATGCCCAGTTCCAAGGCGTCAATCTTATTGCCCTCTTCATCCCACTGATCAAACTCTTGGATGTTGTCCACGTACACCTTCTCAAAGGTGTGTGCCGGGTGGATCCCACGTTTGCGTCCGGGCGGATAGTACCGCTCCATAGCGATGTGCCAGATGGTTCCGAAGGTGAGGGCACCCTTCTTGCGCTTGCGCTGTAGGCGCTTGCGATAGTTCCAGTGCCACTTCATGCGACAGCGCTTGAATGTCCTGAGTTCTGTACCCCGAATCAAGACCTGAGTTTCTGGCATGCTTGCTCTTTCTGTGATGCTAGATAAATCGGAGGAGACCGGGATGACCGTCCACCACCCCGATCCCTCCGAAAGTTTGCCATGTCCAACGTTGGACGATACCAACTTACTACTAAATGACTCGTCCGACAAATAGAGAAAGGGACCCGGACAAAGGCGGCGCAGTGTCCAAGTCCCTTTCTTTTAGTCGGGATAGTGAGTGTCCCTTTATTTTAGTTGGGATAGTGAGTGAGGCTACCCCAACGGATCTGTGTCTAGAACTCGTCCTCGTCAGCAGCCGACTTGCGACGTGCTCGCCCGGCTGCCGGCTTGGCCTTGGCCGTGCCACGGGTGGTGCGGGCAGCTGTCTTCTTGGCGCCTGTCGCCTTCTTGGCGGCAGCCGGAGCGGCCTTGCTGCCACGCTTCTTGGCGGCAGGCTTCGCCTTCTCGGCCTTGGCAGCCTCAGCATCCTTCTCTGCCTTGACAGCTTCACGAGCGGCACGTCGCTCCTCACGAGCTTCGGCGACCTCGTTGCGGTGCGACTCCACCAGATCCTCGTACTCCTGACTCCGACGCCACGGCACACGGTGCAGAGCGAAAGCCGTGACGATGTCCAGAGGCGACATCTCGTCGTAGTCGTAGCCGAAGTTCTCGGCCATCCACTCCAGCTGGCCCTCGTGCTTCCACGTCTGGCTCTTGGCGCCGAGCACGACCTCGGTCTCTTCGTCTGCCATTGGTTGTCTCCTTAGTCTGAATTGGTACTAACTAATGTCAAGTTAGCACGATATGAACCAAACACCAAACAAGTCTCTAACCAGGGAGTTCACCGTATTCCACAAGGTGAATTATATCATTGACTACCGAGCCATATTCTTCGTTGTCTGGGTCAAACTCACGCTTGATGTCGTCAACTATTTGTTCCCGCAAGTTGCCCGGATCTTCGCTGATAATCAGGTCGCATTGCATGAGGGCGCCCACTACATAGGCGGTGTCGTAGGTATCACCGTGGACCGTATCCACAATTTCCTTGATGACTGCCTTGACCTTTGGCTCTTTCCACCAGTCCATCAGACAGCCACCTGCGCCCGGTTGGTGCGTTGCCGCAACTGCTTCCGCTTTAGGTACAACTTCTTCCGGATGCCATTCAGCAATTCTTCATCCACTGCTTCGTCATCAATGAGCAAAATGATCTCAGTCATTTCCTCATCGGTCATGCCAACGTTGTAGAAAACCGTGGGTTCAAGGTTACGTTCTGCTCGCAAGGATCTTCCTCCTGCTGTCCAAGATGTGCTGCTGGGCAGTCCTCTTGTCGTCGGATTCAACCATCTTCTCTTCGTCAATCGTGTCTTTGGCCCGATAGTGGTAGATGGTCACCTGGTGCATGCGGCTAACACGATGGAACCTGTCTTCAGCCTGCTCCTGGTCGTCGGGTGCCCACGTCTCATCCAGGAAGTGGGCTGTGTCGCTACGGTCCAGCGTGAGAGCCACACCGCCCGCCGTGGTCACCACGCACAACACCTTCACTTTGCCGGCTTGGAAGTCCCCAACTAGGGCAGGGCGGTCCTTCATGTTGTCACCACTGATGATGCCCACGCTCACACCCTTAGCGGTCAACGTGCGAGCGACAAGGTCAACCATGCGCTTGCTCTGGCTGAAGATGGCAGTACTGTCTTCGCTGCTGCCATCCAGAATACCGGCCTCTTCCAGGCGCTCCCAAAGGGCATCCAGCTTGGCAGACTTCAACGTAG